CGGTTCTTTCGTTGACACCGCCGCAGCCGCCGGTGCTACATCGTTTATTTTGAATCAAGCTCCTGTTGCTACATTGAACACTACTATTGTGTTGATGCAGTACCCAGAGATTCTGGTCAAGATTAACTTTGGTCAGCATCAGTACTATGCTGGCACCAGCATTGCTTAAGGAGTAACTTAAAATGGCAATTTCACGCGCACAACTACTTAAAGAGTTACTTCCCGGTTTGAACGCTTTGTTCGGCCTTGAGTATGCTAAATACGGCGAAGAGCACAAAGAGATCTACGAAACAGAGTCATCTGAGCGTAGCTTTGAAGAAGAGACAAAACTGTCTGGTTTCTCTGCTGCACCTGTTAAGAACGAGGGCTCTGCCATCGCTTATGACAATGCACAAGAAGCATGGACTGCTCGTTACAACCACGAAACCATTGCTTTGGGCTTCAGTTTGACTGAAGAAGCTATTGAAGATAACTTGTATGACTCTTTGTCTGCTCGTTACACAAAAGCTTTGGCCCGCGCTATGGCTTACACTAAGCAAGTTAAAGCTGCCGCTGTTTTGAACAACGGTTTCTCTAGCGCTTATGTTGGTGGTGACGGCGTTTCTTTGTTTAACTCTGCCCACCCCCTGGTGTCTGGCGGTACTAACAGCAACGTTCCTTCTACCCCTGCTGACTTGAACGAGACTTCTTTGGAAGCCGCCGTTATTCAGATCAGCTTGTGGACAGATGAGCGCGGTTTGTTGATCGCTGCTAAACCCAAGAAGTTGATTGTTCCTCCATCACTCCAGTTCGTTGCAACTCGCTTGCTCGAAACTGAATTGCGTGTTGGCACAACTGACAACGACATCAACGCATTGAAGAACAATGGTTCTGTGGCCGAAGGCTACACCATTAACCACTTCTTGACCGACACAAACGGCTGGTTCTTGACCACCGATGTTCCTAACGGCATGAAGCACTTTGTGCGTACTCCATTGCAACAATCAATGGATGGAGACTTTGACACTGGCAATGTCCGTTATAAGTCCCGTGAGCGTTACAGCTTTGGCTGGTCTGACCCTCTCGGTATGTACGGTTCCGCTGGAGCTTGATACTTTAGTATCTATAAGAGGGCCCTTCGGGGCCCTTTTTATTGTTTAAAATAAATGTGGTATATTACCTGTAACTAAGTCACAGGAGCAAAAATGGATACCACAAATCTACCCAAGACCCGCGAAGAAGCCAAGAAAACCGGCAGTAAGTATTATTTCACTGGACAACCATGCAAATATGGGCACATTGCGGCACGCAAAACCAAAGGTACTTGCATAGAATGCTTGAAAGTTGAATGGACAAAAGGCAATGAAACCCGTGCCGACTACTTCCGTGAGTACAACAAACGTGAAGACGTTAAAGATCGTAAGAACGAGTGGTATTTAGAAAACCGCGAAGCTGTAATTGAAGCAGCGGCTACACGGCCACAACATATAAAGCGCGAGTATCAAAATGCATGGAAAGAACGAAATGCTATTTGGGTACGTGCAGATACTAAAAGCCGTAGGCGTAAACACCGTGAAGCTACACCTAAATGGCTTAGTAAAAACCAAAAAGCTCAGATGCGGGAGATGTATAAAATTGCAATTACCATGACGCAGACTACTGGGGAGCAGTACGTCGTAGATCACATTGTGCCGCTACGCTCACATGAAGTGTGCGGCCTACACGTGCCATGGAATCTACGGGTTATCACGCAAGAAGAAAATTTAAAGAAGTCCAATAAACTTGTTGCGCACTCAGGAGCACCGTGATATCAACACAGTAATCCGGGCTTTCCGGTGCATCAAGCAGTCCCGGCTGACGACATACAGATTGATGCACTTAACTTGTATGTAAGGAAATATCATGGGATTTGCAACACACCTAGGCCCTTGGCTGCTCGGCACTGTTAAAAACACTACCGGCACTACCGCTGGCACGATCCGCAATTTGGGCTGTACTGATGTTTCTCAGTCTGCCGTAACAACTGTTGCAGACACTGCGGCAACTAATTTATTTGTAGTACCAGCCGGTTCACGCATTATCTTGATTACTGTTGACATTACTACCGCTTATGCTGGTACTACAGGCAATACTATTACGATCAAAGCGGGCACAACAACATTAGGTACTGTTGGTGGTGCTACCACTACACCTTTGTCAGTGGGCCGTGCAACATTCACTATTACTGACGCAAATATTGCTAACTACGTAAACGTAGGCACAACTGATGTCATCATCACTGCTACTTACGCTTGTGCTGGTACAGCATCCGGTGGTTCTGCAACTGTTGGAATGGTTTACGCAGTGCGTAACGCTGATGGTTCACAGAATCCTACTTCAGCCTAATTAATCTAGGGGGCTTCGGCCCCCATTTACAAGGAGATTAATTATGGCGATGCAGACTGATGTTTTATCCACACATCTAAATGGTGACGGTGTTGCTGTTACTGGCCCTTGCCGTGTAAAGGGGTATCAAATTGCTCCCGGCGGTACGGCTGGTGAGATTACTTTCTATGACAACGCTAGTGCCGCAAGCGGTGTGAAACGTTTAGTAGTAGATATGACTGCAAACACAGCGATTATTTCTACTTTAATCCCGGGTGAAGGGATTAAGTTTTACGACGGCGTGTATGTAGATTTCGCAACGTCGGGCGCAATCACGGTGTTTTATGGCTAAGAGTCCCGCATGGCAGAGGAAAGAAGGCAAGAACCCCAAGGGTGGCTTGAATGCCAAGGGGCGAGCCTCCGCCAAAAAGCAAGGGATGAACTTGAAACCTCCCCAGCCAGAAGGCGGCTCCCGGCGCGACTCTTTTTGTGCGAGGATGGAAGGGATGAAAAAGAAATTGACATCCACCAAAACCGCCAAAGATCCAGACTCACGCATAAACAAAAGCCTACGGGCATGGAAGTGCTGAAATGACTGAACATACAGACAACGTAAAAAACATTTTAGATGTTGTGGCGATATTCACAACTGTTGGGACTTTCTTTGAGGTAATTTCACCTGTGTTTGGATTTATTGGCGCAGTTGTAGGCTTGATGCGTATATACGAGATGGCCACCGGTAAAGAATTCAGTACCCTTTTCAAAAGAAAGAAGGCTGACGATGCCATCGACCAGTAAAAAACAACACAACTTCATGGCTGCAATTGCCAAGAATCCAGCTTTTGCTAAAAAAGTTGGTATTAAGCAAAGCGTTGGTGAAGACTTTATCAAAGCTGACAAGGGTAGGAAGTTTGGTACTGGTGGTATGACACGGCCAGATGCACAGGATATTAACAAGCCAAAAACCCAACATGGGAAGATGGCACTTTTTAACAAAGGTGGCAATATGATGAATTCCAAAATGAAAATGTTTGAGAAATCAGGCAAAGATACAGAACCTAAAGGTATGCGCGAAGGCTCTAAAAAAGAACGAGTTATGGATCGCATGCAAATGATGGGCATGAAAAAAGGTGGTATGGCTGAAGGCGGCAAGATGGACACTGCGCAAGACAAGGCTATGATTAAAAAAGCTTTTAAACAGCACGATATGCAAGAGCATAAAGGCGGTAAAGGTACATCTTTAAAGCTTAAAAATGGTGGTATGGCGGCATCTAAGATGGGCGCTGTTAAAACTGGTAAGACACCAGATGGTATTGCTGTTAAAGGCAAAACCAAAGGCACAATGATTTCTATGAAACGCGGCGGCAAAGCCTGCTAAGGAGTTAATCATGGCAAGAGAAACAGCGTATTACGATGACCAGTCTAGAGGTGGCGGTGGTAGCGGCAAACTTTTTAAAGCTATGGAAGCATATGGTGGCCCCGCTGCGTTAGCAGGTAGTGGCGCGGCTGGTTATGCCGACTATAGACTTTCAAAGAAAAGAGAGCAGGACAAAAACGAAGCTGATGCTGAAATGAAACGTGAATCACGCAGCATCCCAAAACCAGCTAACTTTGACGCGATGCAAGAATCTATTCAAGAAGCTAGAGACGCAGCAGACCGCAAAAAGATTAGTGATATGGGCTACGCTAAAGGCGGTAAGGTTTCTTCAGCTTCTAAGCGTGCTGATGGCTGCGCCATTCGCGGAAAGACAAGAGCTTAATTATGCGAGCAAGCCGTGGAATGGGGGATATTGCCCCCTCTAAAATGCCTAACGGGGCTAAAAAAGCTCGTCGGGATGACACGGATTTCACGCAGTATGCTAAAGGTGGATTAGCGCAGCAAGCTGCAACTGCTATTGCTATGAAGGAAAAAGGTGTTAAACCTAAAAACATGGCTGTTGGTGGTGGAGTAAATGCAGCAGGTAACTATACAAAACCCAGCTTACGTAAGCGTATTGTGTCTCAAGTAAAAGCCGCAGCAACGCAGGGTACTGGAGCAGGTCAGTGGTCAGCACGTAAAGCACAGCTTGTTGCCAAAAAGTACAAGGCGGCTGGCGGGGGTTACCGAGATTGAAAGCGCCTCAAAAATCATTGAAAGATTGGGGCGACCAAAAATGGAGAACCAAAAGTGGAAAACCATCTAGTAAAACAGGTGAAAGATATCTTCCAGAAGCTGCGATCAAAAGTCTCAGCCCTGCTGAGTACGCTGCGACGACCAAAGCAAAGCGTGCAGGAAAAGCCGCCGGAAAACAATTTGTAGCCCAACCTAAAACAATTGCAAAGAAAACAGCAGGGTATAGATAATGGCTAAGACTACCGGAACCAGCGTCTTTAATTTAGACATGAACGACCTCATTGAGGAGGCGTTTGAGCGTTGCGGTCAGGAACTTCGTACGGGTTACAACTTACGTACAGCCCGCAGGTCGTAAAATCTTATGACGATTGAGTGGGCAAACCGTGGTTTAAATTTTTGGACTGTAGAACAGGGCCAGATTCCAATGGTTACGGGTCAGGCTATGTACCCCATGCCCACGGACACAATCAACCTCTTAGACACCGTTATTCGCCAAAGCAACGGTACATCTAACCAGATTGACATCAACATCAGCAGTATCTCTGAGTCTACTTACATGAGCTTGCCTAATAAGCTGACACAGGGTCGTCCAATTCAACTTTGGTACAACCGTCAATCAGGGCAAGAAAACCTTACTGATGTTGTATTAGCCGCAAACATTAACAGCACAGATACTACAATCACGGTATCTAACGTGGCTAACTTGACCACATCAGGGTTTGTACGTATAGGCGCTGAAACAATCAGTTACCCCAACGTAAACCCAGTAAACAATCAGTTGATCAACTGCGCTCGTGGGCAAAACGGTACAACTGCTACAGGACATACTGCTGGGCCTACCGCCTTGTTGACAGTGCAAAATTTACCCGCTATTAACGTGTGGCCTACACCTAATGCCCCCGGTGACCAATACATGTTTGTGTATTACCGCATGCGCCGCATTCAGGATGCAGGAACAGGTACAACAATTCAGGACATTCCTTTCCGGTTTATTCCTTGTATGGTGGCTGGTTTGGCCTATTTGCTAAGTATGAAGTTGCCTGACATGGATCCACAACGGGTTATGGGGTTAAAAGCAGAGTACGAGCAACAATGGGAAATGGCGGCTGCGGAAGACCGTGATACTTCTCCTTTGCGTTTTGTGCCAAGGAACTTGTTCTATGCCTAATCGTTTTGCTTCTGGTAAGTACGCGATTGCAGAATGCGACCGTTGTGCGCAGAGGTACATGCTTAAACAACTTAAAATACAAGTGGTTAAAACAAAACCGTTTAAGGTTAAAGTTTGCCCATCGTGTTGGGATCCGGATCAGCCTCAATTGCAATTGGGTATGTACCCAGTTAACGATCCACAAGCTGTACGGGATCCACGACCTGATGTGAGCTACCAAGTCTCTGGGCAAAATGGTTTGCAGATATTGACTACAGACAGCACAAACATTGATGGTTTTGGTTATCCAGAAGCTGGTAGTCGAGTCTTTCAGTGGGGATGGAACCCAGTTGGGGGTTCTCAAAGTTTTGATGATGGATTGACACCAAATAATTTGGTTTTAACCATAGAACTTGGTACAGTATCAGTTACAACGACATAAGGAGTCGAACATGGCATACAGAAAAGCAGCGGACGGCATTACCAAAACAGGTAAGACCAAAGGTAAAAACCTTGGTGATGATGGCCCTACAGTGGCTACTGTAAAAAGCGGTAAGCAAAGTCTTGGCGTGACAGGCAAAGCCATGCGTGCTGTTGGCCGCAATATGGCCCGCGCAAATAACCAAAAAAAGGGTTAATCATGGCTAAAAAAGAATTCCCACCCGTAATGAAGGCCGAGTCTTATCCTTTAGGTAATGCTAAAGAGAACAAAGATGCAAGCGTATACACAGGTTTTAAGTATCCATCTGGCGGTAACAATGACATTGGTATGTACAAACAACCTATGCCAAACCCCAATGGCACTGAGCGTGCTTCGGTAACCAAATCCGGTAACGGTATTAACGAAGTTAATATGTCTGTTTCTGGTATCAGCAAAGGTAACTACTGCGTTGATAACAAGAATGGTGAAAAGACCATGCGTGGTTATGGTGCTGCTACTAAGGGCATCAAGACTCGGGGCCCAATGGCATGAATTACACTGAACTCAGCGCTAACATTCAAGCGTATACGGAAAATACCGAAGCGAATTTTGTCGCTGAGATACCCGTGTTTGTTAAACAAGCTGAGCAGCGTATTTATAATTCGGTGCAGTTCCCGTCTATTCGTAAGAACGTGGTGGGCGTAACATCTACAAACAATAAGTACTTAGAGTGCCCGTCAGATTTTTTGGCGGTGTATTCCATGGCGATTATTGATGGCACGGTAGCTTCTGGTACATACGAGTATTTATTAAACAAAGACGTTAACTTTATTCGGCAGTCTTACCCACAAGCAAACGATACTGGGATACCGCGCTACTACGCTTTGTTTGGCCCTCAGTCAGCTAACTTAGCTGAGTTGTCGTTTATTCTTGGCCCTACGCCAGATGCAATTTATAATGTTGAACTGCACTATTACTATTACCCACAGTCTATTGTGACGGCTGGTACTACATGGCTTGGCGATAACTTTGACTCCGTACTTTTGTACGGCTCTTTGGTTGAGGCTTACACCTACATGAAGGGTGAGCAAGATATCATGACTTTCTACAATGCTAAATACCAAGAAGCACTTGGTTTGGCTAAGCGTTTGGGCGATGGTATGGAGCGGCAAGATGCTTACCGTTCTGGTCAGTATAGGCAAAGGGTGACTTAATGGCTTTTACTGGCAACTACTCTTGCAATACGCTTCGTGTGGCTATGACCACAGGCACGATTAACTTTGCAACAGATTCTTTTAAGTTGGCGTTGTACACAAATGCAGCAACGTTAAGCCAAACAACTACAACTTATACCGCTGTTGGGGAAGCTTCAGGCGGGAACTATGTTCCTACAGGCCAAGCTGTAACAGCCACAATCAATTACGCACTATCGACCAATGGAAGCACTGCGTATGTAACATTTTCGGCCCCTTCTTGGACTGGGGCGATAACCGCTCGCGGAGCATTAATTTACAAAGTTGGCGGGACAGCGCCAGCTATTTGTGTTCTTGATTTTGGTAACGACAAGATTTCAAATAACACATTTACTGTAAATATGCCCACAGACACTAGCACTTCTGCCCTCATCAGACTTTTATAAGGATCTAATATGACCACGGAAAAACTTACAGCAATCGACCATGTTTCTAGCGGTCTTATTGCCGGAACTAAATCAGGCGAACAGGCGCAAGCCACGGGCGTTTACTACGTTGAGTGCCATGACAAAGACGGCAAACTCAAGTGGTCTGCTGATTCTAAGAACTTGGTAGTTAACGCTGGTCTGGCTTACATGGCTGGTACTGCTTTGACTTCAGTCACCCAGATTACCACTTGGTACATTGGCTTGTACGGTGCTGGTGCTTCTAATACACCTGCGGCTGGTGACACAATGTCTTCTCACGCTGGCTGGACTGAGGTTGTGCCTTACAGCAATGCAACCCGTGTGGCGGCTACGTTTGTTACGGCTACGACTGCTAACCCTTCTGTGGTGACTAATGCGGCCTCTCCTGCTACGTTCAACATCAACGCAACTTCTACTGTTGGCGGTGCGTTCTTGACCAGTGGTAGTGCTAAGAGTGGTACGACAGGCACATTGTTTTCAGCGGCTGACTTTAGTTCGCCCGGTGATCGCTCGGTGGTATCTGGTGACGTGATTAGTGTAACTTATACGTTCAGCCTCGCCGCTTGAGGTCTAAATGGCTGAAGGCGGCTGGGGTTCTGGCACATGGGGTCAGGCTGGCTGGGGTGATTCAGTCTATGACCGGAGTGTTGCTGAAACTGCGACAGGGAC